CCATGACCCCAGCACCGTTGCGATGGGCAACACCAAGGACATGGAAAAAGCCATCGAGGTGCTGACCGAAGTCAAGGAGAGCATCATCAATGCGTATGCCGCAAAGTCTGGTCTGACTCATGCCCGCATTGCCAACCTCATGAGCAATGAGACCTGGATGAATGCGAAGAAGGCGGTGGAGCTGGGTTTTGCAGACGAGATCCTCTTTGCAAAGAAAGAGGAGGAGCCGGACAGTGACCCGGCAGACCCGGAGAATCCGGAAGAAGACCCTGACAGTGAACCGGGCGAGGGCGAAGAAAAGAAGCCGTTCCAGAAGGATACGGCAGGGCACCTTTTCTCCAGCCGTCAGATGGATCTAATCGTCCTAAACCGTCTGGGGGTGAAGCCGGAAGACGTAGGTCAGAAGCACACTGAGCCGAAGGAGCCGACTGCTGACCCGAAACCGTCCGCAGAGCCGACACCTCCGGCCGAACCACCTGCCAATTCCGGCCCTGTCCTTGATCTGGACGGCAAGACCGAGGATGGCAGCATCCCCTACAATATCCTGATGAAACAGCTTGAGTGCATGAAGTGATGTGCATTCAGGCTGTTTTTTATATCACCACAAATCAATCTATGGAGGACAAACACTATGAGTAAGATTCTGGAACTGCGCACCAAGCGCAACACTCTCTGGGAGCAGACCAAGGACTTTCTGGAGAAGAACCGCGGCGAGAACGGTCTGGTAAAGGCTGAGGCCGTGGAGCAGTACAACAAGATGGCACAGGAGGTCAAGGATCTGGGTGCAGAGATCGAGCGTCTGGAGCAGCAGGCACAGATCGAGGCACAGCTGTCCGCACCGACTTCCAGTCCTGTCCATGCTGACCCGAAGAACGGTGCCAAGAAGGATGTCAAGCCGACTGCCACTGCCGAGTATGCCGAGAACTTCTGGAACATGATCCGCAACCGTGGCCATTACGGCGAGGTCCGCAATGCCCTGTCTGTGGGTGAGGACACCGAGGGCGGCTTTACCGTTCCCGATGAGTTCGAGAAGAAGCTGGTGGAGGCACTGGAGGAGAACAACATCTTCCGTGGCATGGCAACGGTCATCCGCACCAGCTCCGGCACCCGCAAGATCCCTATCGCAGAGGATACCGGTGAGGCAAGCTGGATCGATGAGGGCGAGGAGATCCCGGAGAGCGATACCACTTTCGGTCAGACCATGCTGTCAGCGTACAAGCTGGGCACTATGATCAAGATCTCCAACGAGCTTCTGAACGACTCCGCTTTCGACCTTGCCACCTATATCGCCCGCCGTTTCGGTGTGCGTATGGGCAACGCAGAGGAGCGCGCCTTTATCACCGGTGACGGTGTGGGCAAGCCTCTGGGTCTGCTGGCTGAGACCGGCGGTGCCAAGGTCGGCGTGACCGCTGCCCAGAAGGATGCCGTTACCTTCGATGAGATTTTCAAGCTCTACTATGCACTGAAGGCCCCGTACCGCAAGAAGGCACAGTTCCTCTGCAACGAAGCCCTGGTGCTGCAGCTGATGACCATCAAGGACAACAACGGCAACTATATCTGGAAGCCGGGTCTGGAGATCGGCAAGCCGGATACCCTACTGAACCGCCCGCTGAAGACTTCTGCTTTCATGCCGGAGATCAAGGGAGGCAGCAAGGTCATGGCTTTTGGTGATTACAGCTACTACTGGGTGGCTGACCGCCAGAACCGTACCTTCCGCCGACTGAACGAGCTGTATGCCCGTACTGATCAGGTCGGTTTCCTGACCACCCAGCGTGTGGATGGCAAGCTGATCCTGCCGGAAGCCGTACAGCTTCTGCAGATGGCACCGCAGGGCTAAGAAAGCCAGGAAAGGAGGAGCCGGTTATGGCACTGATCCCGCTATACGAAGCGAAGACCTATCTCCGGGTAGACAGCAGCGATGAGGATGCCTTAATCGGCATCCTTTTATCTTCTGCGGAGCAGATGTGCAAGGATGTGAGCCGTTTATCGGAAGACCAGTGGGAGGCAGTCAATGCCGCTGATCGGGATGCCGAGAACGGAGTACAGCCCACAAGGGAACTGGAAGCCATGCGCAGTACCTGCCGTGTGGCGATTCTGTATGCACTGGGGTATCTCTATGAGCACCGGGACGAAGCCGACCATCACCAGCTGGTGCTGACACTTCGTTCCATTCTGTTTGCTGTGAGGGAGGGGGTGTTCTGATGATCGAGAAGCTGAATGAGCGGATCACGATCGAGAAAAGTACGGTTGTGACCGATAAGGTCGGAAACCATCGGAACACATGGGAGGAATATTTCACCTGCTTTGCCTACGCTTCGACCTATCAGGTGCAGGAAGAAGAGGGTGAGGTCATAGCCGAGCAGAAGAGTGTGGTGTTCACGGTCCGCTGGTGCAGTGAGACGAGAGGCCTGACTTCCACTGGCTACCGCATCCGTTTTCGGGAGCAGCTCTACAATATCGAATCCATTGACCCGATGAATTTCCAGAAGAAAACGCTGAAGATTCATTGCCGTTTGGAAAGGAGGCAGCCGGATGAGCAGAACCGTCAGCATCGATGAAATGGCAGATGCCATCAATGAGGGCTTGAAAGAGTATGCGACCCTTGCCTCCACCGAGGTTAAGAAGGCAGTCCGCAAATCTGCGAAAACGGTCAAAGACCAGATCTCTGCCAATGCACCGTCCAGAACGGGCGCATACAAAGGAAGCTGGGTGGCGACCAAACAGTCCGAATCAAGCCAGAGTATTCAGATGGTGGTGCATTCCAAGAACCGCTACCAGCTGGCACATCTGCTGGAAAAGGGACATGCTAAGCGCGGCGGCGGACGGGTGGCAGGAAGACCCCATATCGCTCCGGCAGAGCAGACCGGCATCGAGCAGCTCCAGTCTCTCATCGAAAAGGCACTAAAGTAAGGAGGAACCAATGACCCACGAAGAAGTAAAAGCTCTGGTGGAGGAGATGGGACTTCCTTATGCGTATGACCATTTCGCAGAAGGGGAGAGCCCTGATCCACCGTTTATCTGCTTCCTGTATCCGAAAGCTGAGAACTTTGGTGCGGATAACCTTGTGTACCACCATTTCAACCGGCTGGACATTGAGGTGTACACCGACTACAAAGACCCGGATATGGAAGCAAATATTGAAGAAGTCCTGACCGCACACGAACTCTACTATGAGAAAAGCGAGGTCTGGATCGAAACCGAAAAGATGTATGAAGTCCTGTATGAGCTGACCGTATAAGCCAGCCGCAGGACGATAGGAGGAATAACCTATGTCGAAGCAAAGCAATAAGGTCAAATTTGGCCTGAAAAACTGCCATTATGCCAAGGCGACCTTTGACGAGGATGGCAGCGTCACCTACGCAAAGCCGGTCCGCATCCCCGGTGCAGTCAGTCTTTCTATGGATGCCAATGGCGAGATCGAGCCGTTCTATGCGGACAATATCGCTTACTATGTCGTGAATAACAACTCCGGCTACGAGGGTGATCTGGAGATCGCACTGATTCCGGAGAGCTTCCTCACGGACATCATGCACGAGGAACTGGATGGTAACGGCGTGCTTGCTGAGAACGCCAATGTGGAACTGGAACATTTCGCATTCCTGTTTGAGTTCGATGGTGACCAGCGTCACATCCGCCATGTGCTGTACAACTGTGTAGCAAGCCGTCCGTCCATCGAGGGTGAGACCAACGAGGACAGCAAGGAAGTCAAGACAGACACCCTGAACCTGCAGGCAACCCCTCTGGCAAACGGTTATGTCAAGGCAAAGACCGGTACTAACACCACGGATGATGTCTATAACAAGTGGTACGATGCGGTCTACGAGCCGCAGGCAGAAGCTGTGGACACCGAAGACACCAGTCACACCGAGGAGCCGCAAGGCTAAGTGACCGACACACACCGCAGGGCTTCGGCTCTGCTTACATTATTATAAAGAGGTATATGACTATGAAGAAGATTTTTCCTTTGTTCGCAGTGATCATCGTTCTGGTACTGGCTGTCTGCTCGTTCCACATCATCCCCACCGGTTACACGGGTGTGAAGACCAGCTTCGGCCAGATCCAGGAGACCACCATCCAGAGCGGCAAGCTCAACTTCTGCATCCCCTTTGTGCAGAGCATCCACAAGGTCAACAACAAGCAGCAGGATAAGCACATCGAAGCACAGGTCTGGGGCGAAGCCTCTGACAAGACCCCTGTGTATGCCGCTGATGTCATCGTGACCTATCAGGTGCTTCCAGAGAAGAGTGCATGGCTGTATGCGAATGTGTCCGACATCAAGAATCTGGTCGGTGACGAACTTGTGGCATCGGCAATCAAGTCTGCAATGGCTGAACTTGGCCCCAATGAGGTAACCAACCGAACCAAGATCGAACCGCTGGCACAGCAGAAGCTGGCAGAGTCTCTTGTGCAGAAATACGGCGACGATGTTGTGTTTGTGAACAAGGTCGTCATCAACGACATGAATTTCGAGGATGCTTATAACGAAGCCATCCAGCAGAAGTCCATTGCCCAGCAGAATGCTGACAAGCAGAAGATCGAGAATGAAGCCGCCATTGCCAAGGCAGAAGCGGATAAGCAGGTGGCGATCACCAATGCAGAGGCGGAAGCCCAGAAGACTTCCATTGCCGCAGACGCACAGGCAGAGGCAAACCGCAAACTGGCAGAAAGCCTGTCCGATACGCTGATCGAGTACCAGAAGATCCAGAAGTGGGATGGAAAGCTGCCCACTGTGAGTGGCAGTAATGCACTGGTGAGCATTGACCCGGCAGAGTAATAGAAGAACAGACACACGGCAGGGCTTCGGCTCTGCCAATTTTACATGAAATTTATGGAGGATTACGATTATGGCAGTTACAAAGAAAATCGAGATCGATGGCAAGGAAGTCACCTTTAAGGCAAGTGCCGCTGTGCCTCGCCTGTACCGCATCAAGTTCGGCCGTGATATCTACAAAGACCTGCGTCAGCTGGAAAAGAGCGTGGGAGAGAATGATGAGGACAATTCCAACCTCGATTTGTTCAGTCTGGAGATGTTCGAGGACCTGGCATGGCTGATGGCCCGTCATGCAGACCCGGCCAATGTGCCGGACAGCCCGGAGGAGTTCCTGGACCAGTTCAACACCTTCTCCATCTACCAGATCCTGCCCCAGCTGATCGAACTGTGGGGTCTGAATGTGCAGACCGAGGTGGAATCCAGAAAAAACCTCGCAAAAGTGAGCGGGAAATGACCACCCCGCTCTTTCTGCTGCGCTGTGTACAGCTCGGTATCAGCATCGCCGACCTCGACCTGCTGACCATCGGGTTGGTCAATGATATGTTCACGGAGCGGCAGAATGACGACTATCCGTACAAAGAGCTGGCATCGCAGGAGGACTTTGACCGGTTCTAAGACAAAAACAGACGAACGTGCTTATATCGCAAATGAAATAAGCACGTTCGTCGAGTGAGCGTAAAGAAAAATCCCGCTCAGCCGTTGATGACTGGGCGGGAAAGTCTTTATCGTTTGTATTGAGTCAGTTTCATCCAATTACTTGGAAAGCCAAGCTTATCATACAGTTGCTGCTGCGTGAGTCGGGAGCTTTCTTTTTGATATGTGCGAATGAGGCTAACAAGGCTTTTTTTGAATTTCTTAAAGCTATCGTCAGAGAGAAGATAGCGGAAGGCTATAACTAAAGCGAAATAATCTCGTTTTCCCTGAGTGTACTGTGTTCCAGTTTTGGGAATATTGAGTTTGCGATGAAGATTGGTGTCCGGAATATCACGGCGAGAAGAGAAACAATAGAGACACTCATTGTGTGCGCATACGTTTCTGTAAAAGGTTAAACATCTTAAGAACTGTTCCAGTTCCTTTTCGTTTACATGAGGATATTCTTGGGCAACAGCACTTTGCAGGGAGAAGGGCAAAAGCGAATACATTTTAGATATTTGCCCAAAAGTCAATGCATTCACAGCAACCCAAAGCGGAACATTTTGATGTGCATTTCGCTGATGGACGAGATACGAATGATCTGTATCTCGAATGGCTATTTTACTGAGAATATTCGTTAACACTGCGATATCGCGAGCATATTTCGGCTCAGAACGGTAGCTTGCAGTTGATATGTAGTGAGTTTGACTATCCCCGTGATGCTGACAAAAACAATAGGAAATAACCTGACGAATTTTCATTTCTACTTCGCACAGGTATTTAAAAGTAAGTTCTCGGAGTTCTCTGTCAAACTTATAGAGAGCATAGATATCCTCAAAAGTAGTATTAATGTATTTCCGAGTCATGGGGTTCTTAAATGGATATTTATAACCACCAATAAGGGAAAAATAGCCGATGTTAATTAAAGATTCCTTGGTGATGGTTTCATCAGAAATAATGAGTCCCTTTTGATTCTTAAGAATATCTATTTGCTGATCGTATGTTCTAAAGCGATCATTCTGTAATTGATTAGGCATCTCCTTTGCCTCGCATTCGGTAAACTCGTGATAAAAAGAAAAGAGGAGGGCCAACAGGTCCTCCCCCCGGTCTCAGTCCTCGCGAGTATCTGAAACCTGATCACTGAAGCATAGTATAGCAGTTTGCATCTAAAAAGTCAAGACTTTGAAGAGAAAAACCGCAACGTTGCTTCGTGATTATTATATGCTGAACAATTTGAATTGATACACAGTATTTGCCTGTCTGTTTTACGCAGATGGGC